CCCGCCCCGACGGCCCGGATCTCCTGCAAATTTTGTGAACGACATCATAGGATCATATGATAAAGAAAATCCTAGCCTTTTAACCTCGGAACTTGCTGCAGCAGCACCTGTTAAAGACTCACGCATTACATTATCAAACCCTGCTGCTTTTACTAACTCTGTTCGTGGTATGAAAACACCAGTTTTGGATTTGTCAGGGTCTCTAAATTTTTCTGCAAGTTCCTCTAGTGTAAGACTATTACCAATCTCTTCATTTTTTACAAAAATACTTTCTGGAAATTG